GTGAGAGCCACTTGTAGACAGTGGACTGGCCGACGTTGAACTGGACGGCAGCCTCCTTGACAGAGACACCCTCCACTCTGACGAGGCGCAGCACTTCGGCTCTCGTGGTGTCATCGAGACCATAGGCTGGGTGGTAATCAGGGACGACTATGAGATAGTCGGGGTCCGAGGGTGTAAAGGCCAGCCGCATCACAGTGCCACCTCTACCGGAGCCATGCCGGGGTTGAACTGGATGTGAAGATGGGTGACGCCGTAGGTTTCACGGAGGGAGTGACGGTCACAGACAGTGACACGGCAGTTGTTAAGGGGGGACGATTGATCGGCCACCACCATCTCATGTCCTACGGTGTAGTCGTAGATGACATCGGCTTGGCTGATGTAAGGGCGGTGTAAAGGCCGGACTGTAAGGGTCTTGGTGTAAACCTGAGCGGCGAGGTCGGCGAGTTTGGTCCAGTTGTTTGCCATGATGGCGGTCCTCTTTGTGTGTTAAGATTGTTAAGTTGCTGGACCAGAGGAGTTTTGGGGTGGACCTCGGCCAGCCCCATCTTCATAGCCGATCCGGCCAAACGGCGTCAAATTTGGGGGGTAGGGGGGTAGTTAGACTACCCCTCTTTTCTTCGGTATCGGTGTGCCAAGGACTACCTGCGTCCGGGCATAGTAATCGCGCAGCGCGGGGTTGTCCCTACGGAATCGTGGTAGCATGTGTAAAGGTAGCCACTTTACATTGCCCGGGCCATACCACTTTGTCTTGTCAAGGTGTATCAGCGAATGACCTACTGGGGGTAGTCCAACGTCCTCTGCCATTGCGTTGATGTCATCCCTCCATGCTTTACATACACCGAGCACATCGAAGGCTGTGGACTCGTATGGTATGCGCTGCACAGCGTTTGCTAGGGTCTGGCGGAACAGTTGGTGGTCCATGTCAGTGTCTCCAGTTGGTGTAAACCACCTAGTATACAAAAATGGGGGTGGTGGCAAGGTAAAATATCTTTACACGAAATCGGAAAATAGATAGTGCAAGTCTTTGATATTGTTGGATTTCTCTGGGCACTATCTCAAAAATACACGATTTTTCAGAAGATAGACCCCCTAAAAGAGCGCAACTGGAGCGGTTGTATTGTAAAGTGTTAACTCGCCTCACTCAAGTCCGCGTTTCCCGGGGGGGATCATCGAAAAAAACGTGTATTATTTATATATTATAGATATACTACTACTACTACACACTGGTTTACATCCGCTAACCCATTGGTTTCATTGGTTTCCTAGTCATGGTGTAAACATACGAACCATCTAAATTTTACACACTTCGTGTAAAGGTAATGTAAACCCAAAAATAGATACTTAATAATATCAACAGGTTACAGCCCCCCGACTGTTTGGCCTGTCAGTGTGTAAAGGTGAGCCTGTCTACGTGTCAGAGCTACAGGCCCCCGACGTATGGCGAGTGAAACGAGCAAACTTAACAGCGTGCGCAGCACGCAACTGCCTCCTGTGCGGGCGGTGTAAAGGTGTAGAGCAGACAACAAAAAACCCGCCCGGTGGTTAGCCGGGCGGGTCAGGGTTAGGTCAGGGCGAAGAAGAGGAACAGGAGGACGGCGGTCGCGCCCATCAGCGCTTGGCCTATCATCTGCCAGTCCACCTTGCGGTGGTGAGCGGCGAGGTAACGCTGCGCGTTGTCCTGTCCGCGCTTGGAGATGTGCGTGTCAATCTTGAGCTGGCGATCGCGCAGCGCGGCTTTGGTTTCGTGCTTCATTCTGTCAATCCTTGTGTGAGAGGTGAGGCGGGCCCTTGTGGGGCCCGCCCTGTTTTTACTTCTGCATCGCGGCGAGGACAGCTGCGATGATTGCCTGCATATCGGGCGCTGCAGGTGCTGCAGGCGCTTCGGTCGCTGCAGGTTCGGCCTTGGCCTTGGCCTTGCCTTTGGTGCCGTTGGCCGGGATTTGCGCTTTCTGCGCTGCAGTCAGCGGCTTAGGCGCAGGCTTGTCAGCCTTGGCAGGCTTGGCCGGCCGGCCTTCGGCCTTGAAGTTCAAGACCATTGCGCCGCGGTAATCGGCGAAACCGTAGAAACGGTTGTCGGCCTCGCCATTGGCGCTGATAACTTCAACGCCGTTGATGCCGCCAAGCAGCCCGTTTTCCGTTGCTTTCGTGACAGTCAGACGGACAGTCAGAACGACGGGCTCGATATCGAACATAGCCATGAGGTTTCCTTTCATATGGCATAAGGTTGAAACTTGTGCCACCCATCATCGGCACTACGTGCCTAGGGTCAGGTTAACGATGTCAAAGAGCGGCGCGGTTTCCCGCTACCGTCCGGCGTTGGTCTGCCGTTCGGTGAAATCTTTATGGCATGTCGTGCCGCCTAGGTCAAATTATGCGGCGCAAAGGCGCTTTTCCTGCCCTATAGCACGCGCGCCGCGCGATAGCAGGCAGGCATGGGGGGTGGGGGGTTGGACTGGACTTTTCTGGCCCCCCGCTATTGTAGTAAACCCCATACAACACCACCCAAAAATACCAATCTTTACACCTGTACACCACCCGAACATTTTATAACACCCCCGCCAAAAATTTTCCCGGCCCAAAAAACCAAATCTTTACACTATTGACCGCCCCCGCCTCCAAGAGTTACCATCCCCCTATGTACATGAGCCCTGTTCACACCAAATGGACCGATAGGTTCGCCTTTGAACTCGCCCTTCTCATGGAGGGTAGCGGGGAAAAGCTCGACGAACTGCTGGATCGGCATGAGTTTGAGGCATCAGACCTCCTCACCTTCAAGAACGACGCCACTTTTCTCAAGAAAGTGGAGGCTTACAGGGAGGAAGTACGCACCAAGGGCCTCACATTCAGGGTCAAGGCGCGTGCACAGGCCGAAGAACTGCTCAAGACCAGCTGGATTCTCATCCACGACCCCATTGTGAGCCCCGCGGTGAAGGCCGACCTCATCAAAAGCACGGTCAAGTGGGCCGGACTGGACACCACACCCCCCGGAGAAGGCCAGAACAACACCGGTGGTGTCACGATCAGCATCAATTTGGGTGGTCAGACGCTGGATGTGACGGCCAAACCCCCCGCCCCTCAGATCGAGGACGCCGATGTCATCGACGACGAGTGAAGCCCGGCGGTTCCACAGCATTTTTGCGGTGCAGGCGTTCATCGCCACCCTCCAAGCGGACCAGAAGTCCTACCGGACCCTCAAAGTGCCCCGACCCAAGCCCGGGAAACCCCTATATGTGGTGATTGTCTACGATGCCGCTTGATATTTCCTACACACCCACCCCCACGGTCACCCGGTTCATGCAATCGGACAAGAAGATGCGGGTCATCATGGGCCCTGTCGGCTCCGGCAAGTCCGTGGCCTGCTGCTTTGAGATTATCCGGCGTGCCAGCCAGCAGGCACCCAATGCCAATGGCATCCGCAAGACCCGCTGCGCTGTGGTCCGCGAAACTGTCCGCCAACTCTCCGATACCACGATCAAAACCTTCCTCGACTGGTTCCCTCCGGGGGTCTGTGGTCACTTCATGCGCACCACCAAGACCTACTTCTTCAAGGTGGGCGATGTGGAGTGCGAGATCATGTTCCGCGCGCTGGACGACGCGGATGACGTGGCCAACCTCAACTCTCTCGAACTGACCTTCGCGTGGTTCAACGAGTGCAGGGACATCCACCCGGATATTGTGGACGCGATGTCCAAACGTGTGGGTCGTTTTCCCTCAGCCAAGGATGGCGGGGCGACGTGGCACGGGATGTGGGCGGATACCAACCCGCCGACCATGGACACGTGGTGGTTCTACCAGATGGAGAAGATCGACCCGAAGGATGGGGTCAGCCCCAACAACAACGGGTGGGATGTGTTCAAGCAGCCGTCGGGGCGCAGCCCCTACGCGGAGAACATCGAGAACCTGCCGGAAGGGTACTACGACACCCAAGGCCGATCGGAGGAGTACGTCAGGGTCTTCATCGACGGGGAGTACGGGCTTAGCCTTGCCGGCACGCCGGTGTTCAAATACTTCCGGCCGGACTACCACATGGCCAAGACGCCGCTCAAAGCCATCACCAACGGCACGAGACCGATTATCGTGGGGATGGACCTCGGGCTCACGCCCGCGGCCGTCATCGGACAGCAGGACCCACGAGGCCGGGCGCTGGTGCTCGCAGAGGCGGTCAGTTACGACATGGGCATCCAGAGGTTCATGCGCACAGTGCTCAAGCCCCTGCTCTACGAGAAGTTCGCCGGGGCGCCCATCATCATCGTGGTTGACCCAGCCGGGACACAGCGAGCCCAGACCGACGAGCGCTCCGCGGTCGACATCATCAAGGCCGAAGGGTTCAGGGTCATGCCCGCCCGGACCAACAACATCACC